GTGGGCATGCTCATTGGACGGAGGGGGTACACCATTTCCCCAACTTTGTAAAAAATAACAGTCCCATTGTAGAAACTTAATATTGTATTAATAGGGTACAGCCCTTATAATAAAGATAGTTAAAGAGGGTCACCCCTACAGGGTGCAAATAATGAAAGAGAGGTACATAGAATGACGTACGTAACGAGAGAAGTTGAGGTTATCAATGCTACTGCAAAGGTTTTCAACGTGGAAACCGAAGACGTCGAAACCATCACCCGTAGTTTTTATGATGGCGAGACTGAAAAACAGATTGAAAAGGCTCTTGAAAAAGAGGGGTTCAAGGTGCTTAAAGTTACGGGCATTGACAAGGTGACGTATATCGGCCGAATGAGTAAGGCATTTTTCGCACAGAATTGCGAATGGTACAAAGACGAACGCTAAACCATAGCAAGGGCGGGCGGGGTGGTACAACTGAATACAGGGCGAGCGCCGGCGCCCGAATACCGGCGCGACATTTAAGGGGCGAGCGGGTAAGCCGTAGCCGCAAAGGCACTCGCCCCAATTCACCCGACAGGGTGCGAACATAGTAGAAAGAGACATATTGAAAAGGTGGTGTATTTTGGGTAAAAGTTATTATTCCGTAGACGGAAAATATTTAATTCGGGTAGTTGGTAAAAATGCCGGGGTTATGAGCGTAAAAGCGTTTGAATAGCTAACAAAATATTATAAGGGGGAACATAACAATGACAAGAAAAGAACTGATGAAACTTGCAAACGAAACCGCCGGTAATTATTTTAGCGGTGAATGGAAAAGATTGCGGAAGTGTAGTGCCGAATATTTAGAGCTTGATAACTGTACTATTCTTCGTAGCTACTGGACAATAGCTGCAATCTACAGCCCCAAAACTAACACTGTTTATGCGTTCAATAATTACAGTGCTACAACGTCACAGCATTTTAGAAAGTTTGCTGATGAAATGGGCGCGAGTAGATTAACTAAGTTATTCCGCGATAGTACCGGAATTATTGAACACGGCTTGACAAAATATGTGAACACATACAAACTGAACAGTGCCGAATGGAAAAAGGTTTTTGAACAGGACTTTGACTGTTATATTCCTAATAACTGGACGTAAATAATAGTAGGGCGGGCGGGAGGAATAATATCAGATAAGGAGGTCTAAATATGTTATACTACAGAGTGCCGGATAGTTTGGACGGAAAAGTTACATTAATGCGTAGTAAGTATCACGAGCTCGTGCGAAATGAATTGTACACAGAAAAGGAATGTGAAAAGTACAATATTCCATTTAACAAACTACAGCCTGTATATGTCTCCAAAAGAAATATTTACTGGTCGTTTGGCTGTAGGTTTGAAATAGGGCATGGCTATAGATACGGTTTTGAGCGTGACTATATTTGGTAAAGGAGGTTTAAATATGCAGCAAGTAGTTTATAAAATTCTGTACACACCAGACGATGAATTTTATCCTTATTCGGTCACGCTTGTTGACTATGTGCAAGGGGTACAGCTTGCAGCGTGGGATGAGTATTGTTTAGCAGATGCTGTTTATGGTATTTCATCAGATGCAAGGCGAAGACATTATCATATTGTGAGTGTAATATTTGTAGATGAAGAGGGTAAATGCTATGAATAATGATTATTTACAGTTTGAGGGAATAGAAGTATATTGTGCTTGCCTGTCCTGTGAATATCGTGAGTGTGGCGGACGATGCCTATACACAGAGCGCACCGGAAAATATCCACAGGTATCATGTAAAAACTTTTACTTATATGCAGATGAAATACCAGAAAGTGAGGTTGATAATGGTTAAGGTAACTATTAGAAAATGTATTCCACCAGAACCATATAAATATTATGTGGTAGTTGACGAAATACTTGGCGAGAGAACCAAAAATATTGATTGTGCTTTCTGTGAGGATTTTGTGGAAATGGTTGAATATATTGCCACATTTGAAGCCGTAAAGATAGACATTCCACCTGGAGAAATATTGGATTAGTTAGTCTCAACTAACACGCGTTTGAAATGGGGTAAATATTATGATAAGACTAATAAAAACATTTCTACTCATACTCATAGAATTATATCACCGTATCGACTTTGAATTAATTCTATCGTTCATCGCAACTATTGGTATCTGTACACTGTTTATTTTAGGAGGCGCATCATGTTGTATAATCTTAACGGTTCTGAGCTAACTATTATCAATGCTGAGGAAGCAATGCTTAAAGAGCTTACCACGTTAGTATGCGAGCGTATCAATGAGAAACTATCGAATACTGTCGAGGGCGAAGTATATATCGGTGTGGGCATTAACATTTTTACCGTCAGCATCTGCAAATGTGACATAGACTTCTATTGTGAGGTTACGAACGTCTGGGATTTAGCATGTAAGGGACGATGTAGTGACACTATTACTGAAAGAATAGTATCAAGATATAAGAGGTTCGTACATGAACTATTTTTCAAGTAAATTCGTGCTTGCAATTCTCAGCAAAGGGTGCTACAATTATAATATACAGTGATAGGCATATTGTCATTTGTATGTACCTCTTGATGTGGCGTCTGGTGTACCGAGTATATTCTCCAAGCTGTACTCGTTTAGGTTCAATTCCTAAAGTCACATTCGATGAAATAGTTTCATCGAGTAGCCATAAACATTTAAGAATGAAAGGAGAAAAAATTATGGCAAGAGCTAATGAAGTAACGAGAACTATGGCAACCACTATTTGCACGGTGATGTGCGTAAACAAGGAGACTGGTGCTACTTATGATGTTGAGTGCGCTATTGCACGAAAGCATGACGAGAAGAAGCTGTTAAAACTGGTCGAGAAAAAACTGAATAATAACGAGCAGAAAGTTGTCTACATTAAGAAGGCTGAGGTCGAGGAAAATCTGGTAGCTATGCCCGAAGATATGTTCTTCGAGCTTGGTGAAAAGAGACCACTTAGAGGTACGAAAGTTTCCGAGTAATAGCATCAGAAATAATTCACAGACTACACAAAGAAAAGGAGAAACGTAATGGATAGAAATTATAGCGTAGCAATCAGAGAAGCGTGGCGACAGCTTAGTGCTAAAGAGCGCATCATGTTTAAGGACACCTCTAACATGACCAAGATTGATAGCATTACGCAGGAAGGTGATGTTATTATTAAGCCTATTGGTTGGGTAATTCTTGACATTCATAATGAGAAAGCTACTCCCGATACGGACTACGCTAATTTTGTCATTGTAACCGAGGATGATATGTACGTCACTGGTTCAGAAAGTTTTTGGAACAGCTTCAGAGATATTTATGATGAGATGGAGAACGAGTCGGACGAGTGGTCGCTTAAATTGTATCGACTGCCGAGTAAAAATCGTCAGGGTAAAGACTTCCTGACCTGCTCCATTATCTAAGCGTAAATATTCACGCAAGGCGAGGGGGCGAGGGTTTAACACCTTCGCCCTTTTGTATTACGAAAGAGAGGTATATAATATGGCAAGAAAAAAGTCTAAACAATCTGAAGTACAAAATGAATATAATAAATCATGGCGAAACTTCAGAGCGAGGGTAAAGGCAGCCGAAAATAAGGGCTTTGTATTTGGTGATAATTTACCGACACGGGTTAAGAAACCTACAGAGGCATCAATACGAAAGCTCGAGCGGTTGCGCGGGAGAAACTTGTGGGAGAAAGCCATTGAAGCGTTTAACCCAGAGACGTTTGAACGCACAAGCCCCATTGAAGCTATTAAAGCAAGACGTAGACAGACATGGCGGAGACAATCTGTCGCTCAAAAGCAAGCGTCGGAGCGTCGCAGAATTGATGAAGGCATGGCTCGTCTCACATTAGGGAGACCGAGAGAAAAAGGTGAGACGCATAGACAATATATTGAAGCAGCAAATGAGAAAGAAGAACAGGAGCGCGCTGAGGATGAATATTATCTGTGGCTTGCAGTACAGAGAGAACTTGAACAGGAACAAGATAGAACAGAAAAAGCAGAATTATTATCAGAGGAACAGTACGATGCAGAAATAGAAAATGCCTATGCATCCGGTGAGTATGAAGATGCGAGAGAGTTAGAAAGGGAGAGAGATAGATATTATCCTCCAGAGGATGAAAATATAGCGGAGACTTCTATCGACAGCCGGTTTGGTGATGCAATCTCTATTATTAAGCAGTATTCACCAGAAATGGCAGAGAGAATTGATAACGCATACAACGAGTACCTTGAAAGGACAGGTGGAGAAAGTCTTGACACATCATTATCTGGTAAAGCCCTTGAAGATTTTACAAGTGCTCTGTCAAATCTTGAAGACATTAAATACAAAGGTAATGAAATGGCATGGTGGGGAATATACACCAAGATTGATAAGGCACTTAACAACAAGCGACATGGTGCAGCGGAGAAGCGAGCGTTCTTTGGAAGATTACAGAGCGGAGATTTCAACTATGAATAAAGTCACACGCATATTTGCTTGTGACTTTGAGACAACAGTATATGAAGGACAGGAACACACAGAGGTTTGGGCAAGTGCATGTGTAGAATTAGATACAGAGGATGTAAAAATATTCCACAGCATTGAAGAAACATTCCAGTTCTTCAAATCGTTGAGATGTAACCTAATACTATACTATCATAATCTTAAATTTGACGGTGCGTTCTGGTTAGATATGCTTTTGAATAATACAAAGTATTCACAAGCAATAACAGACTTAGGGGAGGGAAGATATGAGTGGAAAAAGCGAGCTGATATGTATAATAATCAGTATCAGTATTCTATTAGCGCTATGGGTATGTGGTATTCTATTACCATAAAGAATAGAGACCGCTTCATAGAGATAAGAGATAGTCTAAAGCTGTTACCATTTTCACTGCGAGAGATAGGTAAGAGTTTCAAGACGAAGCACCAAAAATTAGACATGGAATATGAGGGATTTAGATATGCAGGGTGTGAAATTACTGACGCTGAGCGCGAGTACATATCAAACGACGTTCTTGTATTAAAAGAAGCATTAGAGATTATGTTCGCAGAGGGACACAACCGCCTCACAATAGGTTCGTGTTGCCTTGCAGAATATAAGAACTCGATAGGTGGAAAGGATGAGTTCAATAGTCTCTTTCCAGACATGTATGAGTATGAAATAAATCCTGACATATACGGAGAGCCAAATGCTGGTCTGTATATTAAGCACAGTTATAAAGGCGGTTGGTGCTATGTAGTTAAAGGAAAGGAAAACAGATTATTCTCCAACGGTGTTACAGCAGATGTTAATAGTCTGTACCCTTCTATGATGTCGTCGGAAAGCGGAAATATTTATCCAATAGGATACCCAAACTTTTGGCACGGTGATTATATTCCAGACAAAGCACAGGGTTCGGACAAATATTTCTTCATAAGAATAAAAACACGGTTTAAGATACGACCAAATAAATTACCGTTCATACAGATAAAAGGGTCACTGCAATATAGGGGTACAGAAATGCTAACTACTTCTGACGTCTGGGATAAAAAGAAACAGAAGTATTGTCGCTACTATAAGGATAAAAATGGAGAGGTGCATGACACTAAAACTATACTGACGCTAACCTGTGTAGATTATAAGTTATTCCGAGAGCATTATTCTGTCACAGACTTTGAGATACTTGACGGCTGTTGGTTCTATGCTATGTCCGGCATCTTTGACAACTATATTGACAAGTATAAGAAGATAAAAATGGAGAGTAAGGGTGCTCGAAGAACTTTAGCCAAACTATTCTTAAATAATCTATACGGAAAAATGGCAACAAACACAGACAGCTCGTTTAAATATGCACAGTTAAATGAGGATAACATTGTAGAATATCAAGAGGTCGAAGAGCACAATAAGAAGGCAGGATATATTCCAGTAGGTTCTGCGATAACAAGCTATGCAAGAAACTTCACAATACGAGCAGCCCAGAAGAATTACTATGGCGTAAATGAGAGGGGGTTTATTTATGCAGACACAGACAGTATACATTGCGACCTGTCACCAGAAGAATTGATTGATGTCCCTGTTCATGAAACGGCTTTCTGTCACTGGAAACTTGAGAGCAGTTGGGACGAAGCAATATTCATACGGCAGAAGACATACGTGGAGCATATAATAGCAGAAGACTTGGAGCCAATAGACACACCATACTACAGCATCAAGTGTGCCGGTATGCCGGAGAGCTGTAAGAAATTATTCAGAGCGAGTATGCTTACAGGAGAAGAACAGGAACAGTATATAAAAGACGAAGAAATAAAGATGAATGATAAGAAAAGGGAGTTCATAAATACTAAGAGAAACATTGGTGACTTTAAGGTGGGATTAAAAGTTCCCGGAAAGCTGATGCCAAAGCGCATAAGAGGAGGGATATTACTTGTTGAAACAGATTATGAATTACGTATGTAATATTTTAACTAAGTGGTTCTCAAGGAATAGGCTTAAGAGATGCAATCATATTTGTTACGGATGCTACTTCAGAGGTCAATGCGACCTGTACGAAAAGATTAGAAAGAACATTCGTTTATAATTTAAAGAGGGAGACACTTTACCTTATCGGTCTGGTCTCCCTCTTAATATATCTGTTACACCCGCGACACATAAGCAAGCAGCGAACTTGACAATCGTACAGGCAGTATCTTCCAACTGTGCTACCCTGCCGATACAGATGTGTAGACGTGTGCAGATACTAATATGATATTAGTTTCATCACAACTTCTTTACAGCGTAAGTCTTTAAATCTGAAGCACCCTCTTTCAAAATAATATCTCATGCTGCTTCTGAACAAATCATTCTTCTTAAGCATCACATAATTTATCTGATGGTCGTCAGTCGTTATTGCTATCTTAAAGGGATATGTTTTATCTGGTCGGTTGTCACAGTATATAATCCCAAGGTTCGCATATTCCCTAAGTGCATATTCATTATTCATGTATTTAACAGTAGCAATATAATGACCATTACCCTCCGGTTTTTCAATGAACGCAGTGTTATCATTAAGGTACACGCACTCAGAGGAATATATCTGGTACGCATCATTTGAAAATGCTCTGTTAAATGCACTCTCCTTTTGTGCAAGGCTTGCGCTTTCAACGTATCCCTGTTCAAGCACAAATCCAACGCCTCTAAGATACTTCGTATCTGATTTAAGTCTGTCAGAAATACCCAGTGCCACATAGTACGGATTTATGAGGGTGATAGGGTTAGACAGCATATACACAGGAACGTATCTATTCTGCTCGCCATTACCACGGGCAATCGAGGTATGTATTGACTGAAATTTTGTGAGTTCATCTGAACAATATTTATTGGTCTCTGACTGGAACTCATCGAATATCATCATATTAACATCAGAGAACAGATGCGAGAGCTTTTTAATCTGGTCAGCACTGTTAAGTGTGATAGCATACCCGCAGCTCTCACCATCATCTTCATACGCTTGATTATTAACGAGAAACAGCTCATGATATACACCGTTAGACCTTCTCTCAGAGCGCATACTATAATGCGGAAAGAACAGGTTGCCAATGTCCTTAAAGAATTTGTCTGCCACATTATCAAGCTCATAATTAAAACGATATATCAGTGCAAACTTGCCCTTCCCAGACATGAAGCGGTTCACAGCCAACCTATTATAATAGGTAGTCTTACCGCCTGTTCTGTTGGTGGTACACATGTATATCTCTGGTGTGTCTCCGTTTATGTCTTTCATAGACAGGAGCTTTGTACCGTCATAATACTGTGGCATAATTTAAATCCTTTCTATACACATATTATTCTATCAAAACTATTGCAATATTTCAAGAGGTTTAGTATAATCAATAGTAGTAAAGTATAATATTTTCGAGGAGGTTTCTATGGATTTACAGCCCATTGCTAGCATGATTAGTAACATAGGATTTCCGTGTGTTATGTGCTTAATTATCATTGGACTGATGATTAAACAGAATGACGCGCACAAAGAAGAAATGGCGAAAATTACTGAGAGCCTTAATAACAACACAAATGCTCTCATTCAGCTGACAGCTAAACTTGACGTATATGCAAATGCAAAGGAGTAACTATGGGAAACATTTATAAGGCAGTAGATTGGGCTGTTGATAAGGCTCTGGATAATACTCATGGGTATGACCAGAAACATAGGAATGGGCCAGACTATGATTGTTCCTCGCTCATTGGCACAGCTTTACACGAAGCGGGATACAATGTTTCTCCACGCTCGTGGACTGGAAATTTAGAGCAGCAGCTCAGAAATAATGGCTTTGTTCCGTGCTCAAAACCTTGGAGGGCGGGAGACATTCATCTCAGAGTTGGCGAGCATGTTTGTATGTCTGTCGATGCGAACAGAATTGTTGAAGCAAATATCAACGAGCGCGGTGGCATTGTCGGTGGTAAGACTGGAGACCAGACCGGTAAAGAGATTTGGGTCAGAGACTACTACGAATATGGTGGAGGTTGGGACTTCCATTTCAGAGCACCGCAAGTAATTACTGTAAGTCTTACCGACATCGCCAAGGAAGTCATTGCCGGTAAATGGGGTAACGGACAGGAGCGAAAAGATAGACTGACTGCTGCGGGATATAATTATTACGACGTGCAGTACGAAGTCAATCGTATTCTGATGTCTGGTTATGAGAAGGACATTGACACGATTGCCAAGGAAGTGATTGATGGTAAGTGGGGTAATGGCTCGGCAAGAAAGAGAAGACTTACCGAAGCAGGGTACCCTTATGCTGTTGTCCAGAATAGAGTGAATGAAATGCTGAGGAAATAATATGTGGCACGCGAAACCTTCTGGCGGCTATTCACCAAATACCACTGAGTACAATGATAACATTAAAGAATGTGACCTGTACTTTAGTGCCGAAGGATTTACTGCTGAAAGCATTGCGGGTATGCTTGGCAACTGTTATGCAGAAAGTAACCTAAATCCTTGGTACTGGCAGAACAATTATGCTGACATGAGTAATGGCTATGGGTTGTTCCAGTTCACGCCCGCTTCTGATTACATCGGGCCAATGGCAGGTGTTCCGGGGTATGCACCAAATACTTCAGTCAGCACAACGGTGGCAGGTGCGAACCCCTCGGACGGCGGTGCACAGCTAATCACAATGAGAAATGATTACTTGGGTAAGTGGTCAACGATTGTGTGGAGAAGCTATTGGGATGCGAACGACTATCCTGCACTCTGGAGCTTATCACAGTCCATTGTAAATACGTTCGGTAGTAACGGAAGACTTACCATGGACCAGTTCAGAAATATTGACAACGTAGAAGCTGCAACATTTGCTTTCCTTGCGTGCTATGAAGGCCCAGCTGTACCGAACATGAGTGACCGTCTTAACTACGCAAATGCTATCTATCCGCTGTTAGATGGTGGAGGTGGTGGCGGTGGAAGTAAACGGAAGATGCCCCTATATATGTTTCTAAGGAGACGATATTAATATTAAAAAGAAAGGAGACGAAATGGCTGTAACAAGTAGGGATGAAATTCTTAAAAGAGTTGGTGCTCTCATTGGAGACAGGTCTGACGACGATGTTCTTGGACTGCTTGACGACATTACTGATACTCTTGATGATTACAATACTCGCATTACAGAGAATGGAGATTGGAAGTCAAAGTATGAGGAAAATGACAAGTCGTGGAGAGAGAAATATCGTGACCGCTTTTATAACGCACCCGAGACCGAGGAAGACTACAAGGATACCTACGAACTCGAAGATGAAAAGAAAGTAGTTAGTTATGATGATTTATTCGAAGTAAAGGAGAATAATTAAATGGCACATCGAATTGTTAATTCGACGCTTAATGCGTCAACGATTGATATTCTGAATGTTATCAGAGCGAACTCGTCTCTGGAGTATCAGAATCAGGTTCCTATTGTTCAGACTGAGCACGACATTCCTAAAGTTGGTGAGGTTCTGTTTGGCTATCCTGCACTGGCTAACCAGTTCATCAATGCTCTGGTGAACCGCATTGCTATGGTGCGTGTTCGCTCTGCAATTTTCAACAACCCCTACACCGTATTTAAGAAGGGCTACCTTGACTTTGGTGAGACTGTCGAGGAAGTGTTTGTTCAGATTGCTAAGGCGAGAGAGTTCTCGGTTGAGAAGGCTGAGCAGAGAGAGTTCAAGCGTTCTCTCCCCGATGTCCGTACGGCTTTCCATATTATGAATTACCGTGTGCAGTATCCTATCACCATCCAGGAACAGGATTTGCGTATGGCTTTCACTGATATGCAGGGCATGCAGGACTTGATTTCTCGCATTGTTGACAGTGTATATACTGCTGCTGAGTATGATGAATATCTGCTCTTTAAGTATATGCTTATTAAGGGGATTACTTCTGGCGAGATTAAATCTATTCCTGTTGACACCACTGACATCAAAAATGCTGCTGTTGCTTATCGTGGGACTTCTAACATGCTTCAGTTCATGAGCACGAAATATAATGCAAGTGGCGTTCATACTACTACCCCGAAGTCTGACCAGTATATTTTCATGGATGCCATGTACAATGCACAGTTTGATGTTGATGTACTTTCGGCTGCTTTCAACATGGATAAGGCAGACTACATTGGTCGGCTGATGCTGATTGATGATTGGAAAACCTTTGACAATGAGCGCTTCAGCTCTATCATCGCTGGGTCTGACCAGATTGACCCGATTACTGAGGAGGAACTTCAGGATATGTCCACCCTTGGTGTTACCGCTGCGCTGATTGACGGTGAGTGGTTCCAGATGTACGACAATCTCACCATGATGAGCGAGAAATTTGTGGCATCTGGTCTGTACTGGAATTACTTCTACAATGTGTGGAAGACTGTTTCGTGGTCTCCGTTCAGCAATGCAGTGGTATTTGTTAAGTCTAACCCGTAATAAGGAGGTGTAATATGGCTTTAGTTGTACCAAAAACATTACCGCCTATTCCAGAAAATGCTGTGCTGTCTGATATTGTGGTTACAACCCGACCTCTGTATAGAAATGGCGAACTTTTAGATGTTCCTACCGCATACATTACAGCACATATTAGCTCTCCCGACCCACTGCTGACATATAACATCGGTGGAGATAGCGAAATTCATCCTGTTCAGATTGAGTATTGTTTGCTTTACCTTGGTGCAAAAATACCGGGTTTTGTTGGAGAACAGAATGGAATGGGTTATGGCGCTGCTATTACGCCCGATGGTGTACTCACACTCTATGGCGATGTCTATGACCCTGCAAATAACCCTACAATTGTTGATGTCGGCATGTTTATTGTGGAAAATGGTGAGAAGTCTCTGTATAAAATGACGACCTTTACCATTGGTGCTAATAGAGAGATTACTTCCCCTCTTAATAATCCAGACATTTAAGGAGGTGATTATATGGCTAAGACTTTACCGACTGGCGCAGTCAATATTGCGTCTTGTAATAATACAACATATAAGGAATTAGGCACTGACAATATTGAATATGATTGTATTGCAGGATGCTTTACTTTTGACTTTGATTTGTCAGCAGAATATGTGAACCCTAAAGATAGTACAAAAACGTGTCATATCAAACTCGCCTTTCCCGGCGAAAACAGCGGAGAGTTTTTAGCGGGATTTCTTAATCCTTGGAAACCTATAACGCTCGCAGGGTGCGTTGATAGACACGGCGTTGTTACATTCTGCAATGCTAGCGTAGGAAATTTTCTTAATAAGGAGCAGATTTACATTATTGATGCTGAAACTAATGAACCTTATAAGCTTATTGGATTTATGAATTTTGCTAATCTGGCTTTAGGAACTTCAGTTGCAATCGCTGACTACGAATAAGAAGGGATAAGGTTTATGTACATTGAGCCAAATACCGCAATCAGAATTATGAAAGGTTGTCCTCTGGACAATAGTTATACTGACACCATTTTCTTCACGTCTGAGACCGCACAGCGCACATACTTTAATAGCCTTGTCGGAAGAACATTTCCGAGACAGAGCTATCAGAGAGTTGAGCGTGGTGTGGCGAGACTTGAGGTGGTGGCTGATGCAATCTATGACTACAACTATATGATGTTTCAGAACACCGCCTATGGAAATAAATGGTTCTATGCTTTCATTACTGCTGTAGAATGGGTAAATAATGTCACATCTGAAATTCACTTTGAGATTGACGTTATGCAGACTTGGCTCTTTGATGTGTCTCTGGGCGCGTCTATTGTGGAAAGAGAGCATGTTTCTGTGGACACAGTAGGCGCGCACATTCAGCCCGAGCCTGTGGACATTGGGCCGATACAGTGCAATCAAGTTATTAGCACTGGTTGGTTTGACGACCTTTACATTGTGCTTGCGGTGACTACTACGAGCGAAAATCATGGTCTGGTTGGTGGAATGTATGGTGCTGTAAATTACACCTATAGGCCTCTAACGGGTGAGGGTTCTGCCCAGATACAAAATGTGATAAATCAGCTTGTAGAAGATAATAAGGAAGATAGTATATTGTGCGTGTTTGTTATGCCCGCACATTTCATTCCGAGTTCTGGTGGCGGTGGTGGAGATGTCCCTTGGAGTAGTGCTCCGGCAACTGATACAATCTCCATTGCGAGACCTACGACATGTGGCAACTACACTCCAAGAAATAAAAAGTTGCTAACTGCACCATATACTTTCCTATGCGCAGATGCTTTAAATGAAGCACAGAATTATAGATATGAGTGGAGCAGAGACACAAACAATATTACATTCACGGCTGTCGGAGCGATTTCACCAGACCCTGTAATTACATTTTACCCTGTAAACTACAACGGTGCTTGGACTAATAACGTGCAGACGGTGGGAAAGAACCCCACTGAAAGTGTGAGTGTTCGTGGTTTTCCTCAGTGTGCTATTGCGATTGATGCGTATAGAGCATGGCTCGCGCAAGGCGCTGTTTCTGATGGATTAAATATTATGCAGTCCTTTACTACAGCAGGTGCGGGAATTGTAAGCGGAAATCCTGCTTATGCGGTACATGGAGCTATTGGTGTCATGCAAGGCATAAATAATGCCGTTGTCAGTGCAACCAAGGGCGCGAGACCGAGGGGCGTACAGGGTGGCGATGCTGATGTAGTTAGTGGTCAGAAAGGCATTTACTTTAAGCGCATGTCTGTCACAGAAGAATATGCTGAGATTATTGATGACTTCTTTGACAGATATGGGTACGCATGTAACGAGCTTAAAATTCCAAATAGAAATGCAAGAGAGCGCTGGACATATTGCAAGACAAGAGAGTGCAATATTACAGGTGGAGCGCCCGCGTCTGATTTGGATAAAATGAAAGAGATTTATAACAACGGTATTACTTGGTGGGTTAACGGTTCAGAGGTTGGACACTATGAACTGTCAAACAGACCAAATGGCTGAGGTGATTAAATGGGAAGAAAGAGAAAAGCAAGTAGAGATTATTTTGCTGAAAGCGCAAACATGAATGATGCGTCATACATGATGTATGTTCGTAGGCTCATGGAGCTTTCTATGTCAATGTTTGAGTGGAAAAATCTTCCAGACACTGTTGACCCTCGTTTCTTAGAGCTTATACTTTTTACTGACGGTAAGGCTCTGTTCTTTGAGGACGAAGTTCTTGGGCATCTGTGCTTGCAGTTTACAAATAACGGTAGGTTCGACGTGTATCGTAATCCTATGGGAAGAAGAGCGTTTGCTGTGAATGGATACTATCGTTCTCTTACAAGCATGGACAGCGTTATTATCTGGAATAACTATCTGCGCTCTAATTCATATTCAGATGTTGTGTTGTTCGCAAAGAGATTGTATAATCTGGATAGAATTATTGACGTAAACTGTAACGCTCAGAAGACCCCTGTACTTATTCAAGGTAGTGACACACAGAGATTGACCCTCACTAACCTTTATATGCAGTATGATGGTAATGTTCCTGTAATTTTTGGTGACAAAAATCTTGACCTTAACGCTCTTAAAGTTCTTAAAACTGACGCTCCGTATGTTGCGGACAAGCTCTATGAACTAAAGGTGCGTATTTGGAATGAAGCTCTTACCTACCTTGGTATCTCAAATCTTTCGGTACAGAAGAAAGAAAGATTGGTGAGCGATGAGGTCATTCGTTCGCAAGGTGGCACGATTGCCAGTAGATATTCAAGACTGCAAGCAAGACGCGAAGCCTGTAACAAGATTAATCGTATGTTCGACCTTAATGTTATGGTAGATTTCCGCGAGGATTACCGTGAATTGGATGATGAATATATGATTGAAGACCAGGAAGGTAATTTGAAGCTCAATCCTATGGTCGTTGACCTTAGAACTAAGTCACCTATTAAGCAGGCAGGAGGTGAATAATGAGTAAGTACACTACTGAGGTTAGATATATTTGCGAGAAATATGCCGGAAAGGATGAATCTGAAGGATATTCGTCTGTTGCAAGTATTATTTCTAATAGCCGTGCGAAAATATTTAACTTTGATTACCCAATCTTTGACGTGAAATATAAGCCTGTTCTTGAAACAAAGATTTTAAAGCATTATTATACACGCGAGATTGGCGAAGAAACGGTTGGCTTGTGGAAACTTAGGCTCGAAACAAGACTCAACGAGATTATGCCTTATTACAACAAACTGTATGAGAGTGAATTGCTTGAATTTGACCCTCTTGCAGATGTTGATTTGACTAAAGATAGAGATAGAAGTACTGAAGGAACTAATGAGTCAAATACTGTAGGAGATGTTGATGTAGTTGGTAACGATAAGCATACCGGAACAGTTGCCGATGCACACACTGGAACTATTGCCGATGCTGGTTCTATGAGTGATGATATTGTTACTACTCACAATGAGAGTGAAGACCATTGGGATATGTACAGTGATACTCCACAGGGTGGTTTGAACGGTGTACAGACAAATACTTATCTGACTAATGCCAGACATAATACAGACACGCTCAGTGGAACTGTGGCTGACACGACTGAAGACCAAGAGACTCAGAATACAAGAACATTTAACGACACTAATACCAGAACTTATAATGATAATATTTCTAAAAATACTGCAACTGATAGCGAGTATAATACGACTGGTAATTTCACAACCACTGAGGATTACTTAGAACATATTAGGGGATTAAATGGAACGCGTAGTTATAGTAAGCTGCTCATGGAGTTCAGAGAAACATTTCTGAATATTGACCTTCTTATTATCGAGGAGCTTGCTGATTTGTTCATGAATATTTGGTGAGGTAATTGATTATGTTTGACACTAACCGAATTACAAGATTTCGCTTTTGGTGTCAGAAAGTATTGCCACTTGTATATGATGATAGTCTCAGCTATTATGAGGTACTGTGCAAGGTTGTAGAGTATCTTAACAAAGCTCTCGACGGGTTTACTATTACTATGGATGCTGTCGAGAAACTTGCGGGAGATATTGACGAACTTAGAGCGATCGTTAATAAACTTCTTGGTGGAGACTTCAGTTTCATACAGGAGATTATTGGTAATGCCATTGATAACGTATTCTTTGGCTTAACTGATAACGGCTACTTTGTGGCGTATATTCCCGAAAGCTGGGACGATATTATTTTCAACACCACAGGGTGGGATATTGATTTGGCTGAAATGCCACAGTACGGTCACTTGGTGCTTAGTTATTAATATAAAGGAGAAACAATACTATGGCTGTTAGACAGTATATTGGAGCGAGATACGTTCCTATCTTTTTGGGCGAGTGGGAGGCTAATGTTTCCTATGAACCACTCAGTGTAGTAAGCTACTTGCAGTCAACATATACTTCTAAGAAGACTGTCCCTGCTGGTACGCTTCCTACTAACACTGAGTATTGGGCGAACACTGGAAACTACAATGCACAGGTAGAGGAATATAGACAGGAAGTTGTCGCTCTTTCACAGCAGATTAATGGCAAGGTCAAAATGATTAAGACCAACCCTGAGATTGCCCTGCTTGGTGACAGCAGTATTCAGCTCATGACTTACCCTCAGTTTATCACCGATTTCTTTGAGGGTGCGCACGTTACTAATTACAATGATGGCAGTGTCGCGAGTGTAAATTGGAGAAACCTTATCAATCAGATTAATGCTATTACTACTACCCCAGATATTATCTTCATCTGGTGCGGAGGAAATGACATTAGTAATCTCGAAGATGATATGGGCGGAAGACTTGGTGCTCCAGATGTGGAAGACCACACTGTTGAGAGTGCTCCTACTACCACTTTTGCGTGCATGAAGTATTGCATTAATGAACTTAGAAACAGATACCCTAACGCTGAGATTTTCAATATTATGAGACCTATTCTCAAAGAAAAGAGAAGCTCTGCTGTTTACTATGTTCAGTACTATCAGTATCTGATTATGCACGAATGGAGTGTGCCTGTTATTGACGGAGAAGACCTGTGCAACTTTACACAGTTCAATGAAGCACAGAAAGCCCTATTCACTCTCGGAGGTGGTAACAGTCACTTCAACTCAACTATGTTCCAGAGACTTTGGGCTAGAATTTCCAATGCGTATCACGCAGGTTCGCCTACTGGTACTATGCTTATTCCGCCACAGTGGTACTTCGTCCCTGCGAGCGTATGTGACGTAAATCCTGAGAGTGGTCCGAATGGATATGAGAACAAAAGAGCGATTGTAAATTGGGTCGCTCAGCACTGCTTAGTTCCGGGTGCAAGCTACGCAGGAGGTACACTCATGGGAACGGCATATGCTGCGGGTCCTTTCGGTGCAGGTGGAGCTGCAAGCGTGTGTCAGGCTCGATTTGATATTTACGCAAATAATGGGTCGAACCAGAACGTGTTTTATATCCACATGGACGGCGTAACTTATCATGGTACCGGTAGTGCAAATGGTATTGCTAATTGGGGTTCAGTAATTCAGCAGAGCCTGTACAACGCTGATAGCACTCCTACGCTCACTCCTGCGTATGGCACACAGTGGTATAATATTCCAGACGGTGATTACACCTGTACAACTTCTAATTTTGCAAGCCTTGGGTTTGATAGTAGTATTCCTGCTGCGGCATACTACATCAAAATTAGAAGCGTATGGATCGCTCCAAATTGGAGATATGCTTACCGATATGCTGAGGTAACTAACATTCCAGGAAATGAAAGCTCTGGTGGTGATATGTTCATCGTACGTTGGCAGAAAACTCAGAACGCACAGGTGGTCAGGAAGATTGCCGCTACCACTGCATGATTTGATGCAGCTCGTTGGACACAGTGGGGTGGGCATGCCAGAAATGGTGTACCCCCTCCGTCCAATGAGCATGCCCAC